GATGGAGAGCGTGATGCTCGTGGAGAGCCTATTTGGAATGATAAGGCTCATCCAACGATGTTTCAACGGCTGTTCACAGAGCACTGCGTCTGTGAGAACGACAAGGGCGCAGAAGATTACTTCATTACTCCGGCGCGAAAGAATCCGAAGTGGAACAAGACTGGTCGGCATATCCCGGACCCTACGGTGTATGCGATCTCAATTGAATCGGCTACTTCTGGATGGAGATGCGATGTCTTAAAGAATGATGACATCCTCACTGACCAGAACATTCGTAGCTCGCAGCGTGTGGTGGTCATCCACCGCCGGTTCAACATGAGCCACAAGCTGCTGCCGAAGTGGGGCTACCGCGACACAATCGGAACGCGGTACGAGAACGATGACACCTACGGCAAATTGATGTTCATTTGGGGCATCGGTCAGGAAGCGGTTTACGGAAATCTCAGAGACGAAGTAAGGGGCTTCCATTATTTATGCCGACCGGCTTGGTGGTTGAAAGGGACCGGGCCAGACGGTGTTGGAGAGTTGCAAAACAAATACTTGGCTCCGACTTTGGACAGCCGGGAAGAAGACTGCGAGTATCTTGATACAGAGATTTGGGATTTCAAGTTCCTGCATGACGATATGTTGATGGACTCGAAGGTCCACTCTGGTCAGTACTTGAACAACCCGACCTTGGCCGGGGAAGCGGATTTTACCCGTGAAGGGCTTCTGAAATGCTTCATTGATTGGACTCAGATGCCGGTGTACGCCAAGACGTTTGCAATTGCAGACCTAGCCTACTCCGATAAGCGCGGGCGCGACTTTACAGTCATTGCTATTGGAGCATGGCATAACGAAGCTCTGTGGATAAAAGACATCATTCGTGGTAGGTTTCGACCTGAAGAGATGCCAGAGAGCATCGTGAGCGCCATCCGTGATTATCCGGAAGTTCAACTCATAGGGATCGAGGAGTCAGTTGGGGCACGATGGTTGAAGACCGACATCTACGCCTCAGCCGAACGGCAAGGAATCAAATTGCCACAGATCGTTTGGATTCCACTCGGGCAAGGCGAGAAGGACGCAAAAGACAATCGTATTAAGGGCCTTGTTCCGTTGTACAAAAATCACCGTCTGTTCTTTGCAAGCAACATGCGGACGGAAGCGGAAGAGGTCATTCGGGAGTTCATTTCGTCTCGGGGTAAAAGAGACATACCCGATGCTATCTCGCGCTTCGTAGAATATGCCCATCAAGGAAGTCGGACGGAAGACAAAAAAGAAGTGATTGATAGTAGACGTAAGATGCGAGAACAGGCGCAATTCGACATGATTTTTGGGCAAGGTGCGTATGCTTACGTTGAGCCGCCCACTCCGGTTGCCGAGGAAGAACCAGAGTGGGAAGTAGAAAGAGACTGCGTTACTGGTCTTCCTATAGGAGAAGCGTATCAATCTGAACGATATTAAGTTTTGCCCGATTACCTTTAGTGGTAGGGCCTATCCCGAAGCCGATTGGGTTAATAGCGGAGGTAGCAAGGCCGACTGCCTCCACAGCGGCCTTGCTAATCCTTCTATGGAGGTAGAAGATATGAAACTTTGTACGAAGTGTAGGAAGCCGGGAAAGTTTAGTAAGGGAAGAAATGTTTGTGTGGTATGTAATCATGCTAAATATATTGCATGGCGTAAAAAACATCCTGATTATGTGAGGCGAAGTAATTTGTCTCGTTGGAAACTTACCCTTGAAAAGTTTGAAGAAATAAAAGCAGAGCAGAACAACAGTTGTTTGATTTGTGGCCGAGAGTTTTTTGAAACTCCTGCTGTAGACCATGACCACAAATGTTGTCCTAGCGGGAAGTCTTGTGGAAAATGTATTCGTGGCCTTTTATGCCGTGCTTGTAATACTGGGTTAGGTAATTTTGGAGATAATCTTGAATTACTTATTAAGGCTGCAAAATACATAAGGACACATAAATGGCTAAGATTATAGACCAAGCTCCGAATGCACCTGCCCAAGTCTCTGTTGAGAAAGTCGCCAGCGATGGATCGTGCAGTAATGAGACGGCTCTTGCAATAGTGCTTAAAGATATTCGGAATGATGAAGACTATGTGGCACAAAAAATGTGGAGTTTGCGTTGGAGGGAGATTGACGCTTTATACCAAAGCCCCCGCCCAATTTCGACTTGGGAAGGGACCAATACAACGGAGGCCAATGTCCAGTCGTTCTTGGTTGCCAAACATACTAATAGCATAGTTCCAGCCGTAATGAATGGTATATTCTTTCAATCGCCATTCTTTCTTTTGAAAACAACTGCTGGTACTACGGAAGAGGTAATTCGTCAGAAGACCACGATCTTCTCCGCGATGTTCCGCGAGATGGAGTTCGAGGAAGCATGTTGGGACGGATGGTTCTACACAGTGTTGTTTGGCACTGCAATTTACAAGTGGGGAACCAAGGTTTACCAAAAAGAACATCCACAATATCGACGCCGAGGTGATACAGCTAAAGTTCCTATCGGCGGATGGTTGGGATTCGATCAAAATATTGAGACTGTGGACTACTCCGAGATTGGCGTTAAGGACAACGTTCAAGATTACTGGTGTCCATACCTTGAGCACATTCCGAACGAGGAAGTGCTGGTGGACTGCACATTGACTAAGCCTGATATTCGCAAGGCACGGCATGTGTCGCACATTCGGTACATGACCGGCTACGAGTTGATCGAACTGTGCAAGGAACACCAAATTGAAAACGCCAAGGGCGAAGTGACTGGCATGGAAGAGGGCTGGTTCATGCCGACTGAGGCGGAAATTCGCTCGTGGTTTGAAGAGCCGAAAGAGCCTGTAGAAGCGCCAAGTGCCCCACTTGCGAACATGGGATCAGGAGCGATTCTGACTCATGCGCGTGAGGAACAGGTGGTACAGAAAGGTGATCCGCTTGAAAACGTGCTGCGGGTTATTGAGCATACGACTTCAAAGCGCATCACCATGGTCGTGCAAGATAAAATGGTTGTTCGTAATAGTAAGAATCAATGGGGTCGCATCAATTATCTTTCATCGCATTGGTGGAAAATTCCACGCTCGTTTTGGTCAATGGGCATCGGCCACTTGGCCGGGCAAGAACAACGTGTTGACCAAGGCACGCGCAATGCCGCTTTGAATCTGCTTTCGATGGCAGTCAATCCGCCGATGCTTCGTGCATCGACGCAGAACCAGCCGGGTCAGAATATCAGGTTGCGGCGCGGTGCAGTTATTACAGTTGAAGGGGACGACGTTCGCAAGGGATTCGGCATTATGGAGATGCCGAAGATTCCAGCGGAGTTGTGGCCGGTACTTCAGAATGCTAACCAATCGGCAGAAGAGGCAACAGGAGCGGACCAGAGGCTTTCTCAAGGGAACACTGGTGGTGCTGGCACTAGCATGGGCCGTACTGCTAGTGGTGCTATTCAGCTTGCTTCTGCTCAGTCAAACCGATTGCAAGGCCCGATCAGTCGGTTCGTTAAGACTGTGCTTGAGCCGTACATCTACCTTCTTGACGAGTTGATTAACGAAGAGATGCCCGAGAAACAGATGAAAGAAATCTTGGGCGACGAAATGGGAGCGGACTACAAGAAAACATGGGACCTTGCAAAGTATCTTAACGGTCGCACGAAGTTTGAAATTCTTGCTGCGCAACACATTGCTGCTAAGAAGGGGATGGCTCAGTTCCTTCCTTTGCTAAGTCAGATTTTTGAAAATCAGCAATTGCTTGGTCAGCTTAATAAGACTGGTTGGACTATTGATGCTGTTGAGTTGGTTTCGATGTTTATGGAAGTATCAGAGTGGAGCAACCGTAACGATTTAATACGCAAGATGACGCCACAAGAGATTCAGTTTCAGATGGGTATGGCGCAAGTTGAAAAGGGCCAAGCGGCGAAGGTTCATGGTCAAATGGCGATTGATAAGAATCGCGGACAGATACAGTCTGATATTAATAGTGAGGCTAATGATGCTCGGGCAACACAAATTGTGTTAAGGCGTGCTATGGAAAGTGCATTGCAGCCTGAAATGCTAACCGGAGAGGCGGGAGGATTATTTGCAAATGAGGAGGCCACTGGGCAATGAGAGGTGATGTAAATGGGGCGCAGATGGGAGAAATTTAAGGAAATAGTAGATGGCGCTGTACAGGGCATGACGATGGCGGCTGGCATTCCTGCGCAAGACGAGCCAGAGCATCTTGAGCCTATGCGGTCGTGGAAGATGGAGATGTTGAACGACCGACAACGTCAAGATTTAGAAGAGATTGTTAATCTTCCGGGATACGAAGTGCTTCGTGATCTCTATGAGTGTGCTTTGGAAGGATTCATCACAAACCTCGTCGAGACCTCTCCCGAAGATTGGGAGAAGGTGTGTGAGCGTCATCGACTTGTTCATGCTGCGTATTTGTTTAACAAGAGCGTAGAAAAGCAGGTTGCCGTCTATATGAAGATGGCCGAGGCTGAGAACGAAGAATTGCGGGTTATGAAAGCTGCGCTAGTTCAGCCGACCAGTGATCCTTTGCAGAATATCAAAGTTCTCAATAAGGTGCTCAATCCCATTCATCAGGAAGATAACCCTCCTCCGGCAGAAAAAACGCGGCTGAGGGCGACGAAGAGTATTTTACCGACTCCTATGGATGAAATGCTAAGTGGAGAATAATAAAATGAATTACGGAAAACCAGTGGACGAGCTTGTGAAAGAAAACGCGACGAAGGAAGCGCCGTTGGAGTTTGACGGCGATTGCGCACCTGTGCGGCATGTGACTGCGAACGTTAGTGGGGTGCAAGCAACCCCGCCAATTGACCGAAAAAAGAATTACGAATTGAACTACCGATGTTCAAAGCCGGGCGGAGGATGTGAGGCGTAAGAGAACGAATAGTACCGCCGACGAATAGGTCGGCGTAAATTCATTAGGACAGAATGGTCCGAAGGAAGTGATTTATGGCAGAACCCGGTCAAGGCAGTCCAATGGACCGCATGACTTCTGAAAGGAATGTTGAACAATCAGCACCTTCCAAGGTTTCAGCAGCGCCACTATCAAGTGTGGTTGCTCAGGATTTGGAAGATAGACGGAGAAAAAGACAAGCGATGATAGATCATCAACCATTCATTGGCAATGAAAAGGGTGATGATTTAATTCCAGACCCAACTGCGCCTGCTCTTGCTCCAATCAAACCGACGCGGGAAGTTGTGCGTGTTGATCCGATGGCTGTAATGGAGGGCCAAGAACTGGCACCTCCGGCGGAGACTCCCGCACCTGTGCCCGTAGAACCAGCGCCTGAGCCGACACCGGCATCCGCGCCTTTGCCTCCACCGCCTCCACCACCGGCTCTGAAAGAAGTCGTGGTTGTAGAAGAGTGGCAAGCGACGGACGAAGCTGGCAAGCCAGTAGGACCGCCAAGCAAGATATTTGGCAAGGGGCCTACTGAGGCAGCGGCGTACAAGAACCTCGCTGAGCGGTTGAAGCAGTTGAACATCATTGCGGCGCGGAAGATCAAGGAATACCGCGATAAGTACCGCAGTTACGATCAAGAGTCGCAGAAGCTCACTTTCGAGCCTACTGCTTTGACCACTGAAGATAAGGTCCACATTGCGCGTATGCTTGCGGACCCGGAAACAATCGCCGAGGGATACGCCGAATTGTACAGGTTGCAATTCGGAGAAACCGTCGAACAGACGCGAGCACGCCTCGCTCGCGAGCAAGAGACCGTTTGGGCTGCGCGTGCCACGCAAGAGACGAACAAATTTTTGGCTGAACATACTGACTTTCCAGTCAGTCCTTCAGCGAAGCAATTGATGATGGACGAGATTACGAAAAGGAAAGATGCGGCGCAGGCCGAGGGTAAGACATTTGGTTGGACCGCGCACAATCTCGCTATCATCTACGACGATCTTGTCGAGCGTGGTGTTATCGTTCCACGCTCAATCGGTAACGAAGTTGTTACCGTAACACCAGAATCAAAAAGTATTTCAGAGCCGACACCCGGTGCCCCAATAGTCACCGAGTCTCGGGCCTCTCAGGAACCAGTGGTCGCGCCTTCGGCACCACCAGCGCCTCCTGCATCTGCCCCGCCCGTTGCCAATACAACGGAGTCGCAAGAGAACCTCAGACCGAGGGGAACTAAATTCGCTGTTCTCTCTACCCAACATGGTTCGGGAACCCCGCC